TCTGCGTTCTTCCAATATCCTTGATAGTTCTCAACATACTGCATAGGTGGTTCAGAAGCAAACATGTTCTGCTTACCATACTCAGTAGTTGTATAGCGATCCATATTTCTGGATGTTGAAGTAGTCATTCGTTCATTAAGAAACGTAACATAATTATATAGGAAACATTAAATCTTGTCAAGAAACTTAACATTAGGGGTATCCGAACAATAAAAAGGGGTGCTTATACACCCCATAATGTTAACTTATGTTTCAGATTCTCTTTCCTGATTAACTGGTTGTGTTATCCGTCCCAAATAAGGATCAAAGTCCATAAAGTTATCAATAGTCCAATCAGCACCAGATGATTTCCAAAAAGCTACTAATCCATCATGACTTGCTTTATGAAAGACATCTACATGCTCTGGATGAATAGATGATCCTAATGCAATCTTATAAAGAAATATAGGAACAGAATAAGTATTGCCTGAATTGTATATTAAATCATCTGCAACTGCTCTAGGTTTAACACCTTGATCAATCTTATACTTATCACCTCTACAATGAAACTTAACTAACTTCTCTGCATGATGACGAGTAATCATATAACAAGCAGTAGAGAAATCATTTACAAATCTCTTATGTATTCTTGCATGAAGAGCACCTGTACATATAATTGCTAGTTGAACTACATCCCAATCATAAGGAACACGTGCCATAAAATCAACCCATTTAAATCCCCAATAAAGTGCAGTAGATAAATCTACATCATCTTCCATAATAATTGCATAAGGTTCATCAGTTTTAAGAAATTCTTTTAATGCCTTTAAATGAGAAGTAGTGCAACCAATTTCACCAGATAACATATCAGAAGGATACCTTCCTTTAATGATATCACTCAAATCATCTTCTCTACCATCATAAGCAGAGATACGTGTATAATTTTCTATGCCCCAGTAATCAAACTGTTGTTCCATATATTCCCTTCTCTCTGGTTGTTCATCCAGATTAAGATAATATATCTTTCCAATATTTTTCAGTTTAAAAAGAGCTTTGTTTTTGTCCATATCAATCAAGAATGTTTATTGTAGGATGCCAACCCAAAGATTGTAATGTAGTTATGTCTGCACACAAACTATCAGGTTCGCCAGGTGTGTCCTCCTTAATAGGTAAATCTCTACCCATTGCCTTTGCTATATCCATAACAGGTATAGACTTTCCAGTTCCAACATCTAAATGTCCTGTAAAGTGACTAGGAATTAAAGTAAGAATTGCTGTAGTAACATCATGTACATGAACATAATCTCTCTTATGTCTAGTAATATACTTAGCAGTATTCTCCTGTAACATTCTATAAAGCATATCAGATCTGCTATTCTCCTCTGCCCATACATTAAAGAAACGCATTCCTACACTATCTGGAGGTGATTGTATTTCATTTACCTTCTTTGTAATAGCATAAGGGTTTTGCCACCAACCATGAGCACCAGCAGAACTAGCATATAATAATCTTATATTATTCTCTCTACAGTAATCAAAGATAGGTTGAGACTTAACTACATTATTTTCCCAGAACTTATCTGGATTTTCAATACTATCTCTAAGAGCAGCAAAGGCAGCAAGATGAATTACCACATCATAAATCTTATCAGTTTTAAAGTCTCCAATATCATCAGGAAAATCTATACCATCAAGTTCTATACCACTAACTCCAGAGTTTTCAATATGATTCCATAGATAACTTCCTATGAATCCTTTATGACCTGTAATCAATACTTTCATTTAATCATATTTTTTCAAATACTTTTGATTAGAATAATAATCTAATAATTGATCTTTATCCATACAACTAATCCTATCCCATAGTTCCATATTATGTTTCATATAAGGATTACTAAACCAAGAATTTTCACCTCTCTCATGCTCTAAGTGATAAACATAATCATTTATCCTACCTACATTATATCCTAAAGTATTAAATCTGTAAAATCTTTCCTTATCCTCTGGTGCATATGCTTTAAAATTTTCATTCTCCATACCACCATCAATATAAACTTGTCTATTAAAGAACTGAGCCCATCCAAAATCTGATGTATGAGTATTAGATACTGCATTTAAAAATTCATAATCACCTGTCTCTAAAAATTTAGATACAGTTATATCGGTTGCTGCTACCTGCTTTTGATACATTCCTTGACCATAAGGATATACTACATCATACAGACCATCCATAATAGATCTATAAGCAACCTCGTATGATTTAATAGGAAGAATAGCATCACAATCATAATTGACAACTATATCAGTATCTGCCTCCATTATCATTTCATTCAAAACCTTTTGTCTATGAAATAAAGGTTCATCACTCTGTTCAAATATATGATGGAAGTTCTTAAAGATACCACCCTCAACTATATCTTCTAAAATTGGAAGAGCTTCTCTTTGAAATATTCCCTCTGAATCAACTTCTTTAATAATAATATTAGTATCAAAATTTTCAACAAGAAATGCTGTTGTTGTAATAACATTCCTCAACCTATCAGAAGACTCTATTCTAATAGGAATAATAAAAGTTGCTTGTGATAAATCTATTTTCATCCTACCTCATTTTCCGATGGCATATAAACAGTATCAATATATTCATCCTTTAAATGACCACGTATCCAATTCTCTGGATACATATCTTTAATATGAATATAAGCATCATTCTTACTTGTAAATATAGGTCCAAAATATGGATGTTGATACACAACCTTTTTATCTTTAGACTTTTGTAACCATGCACCCCACCAAGAAAAAGTTGAATTAGGTATAATAGCACCATTACACAAACTCATTAAACATAAATCAACCCAAGGAGAAAGAGTATATTCCATCTTACCCCTACCATTCCAAACAAGATTTTTAGAATATTCTCTATGTTCAGAAAGAAGAAATCTATCTTGCTTAAATAACTTCTGATTATTTACCCAATCTAATTTATCAGTTAGAATAAGAACTGGTACATCTTTAGGAAAATGTTCTAACATCTCCTCAAACCAACCAATATCTGCTATAGGAAAATACTCTGTTCTTCCTGTAGAATCAGATCTTCTTACATGTAAAAATATTATATCATCACCATACCCACTAAGAAATTCTTTACAAGGTTCATAGATATCATCTTTAAATGTAAAATCTTCTCTAATTATATCCTCAATATTCTTAAAATATTTTTCAGACTGACGAAACCCATCAAGGTTTATATTGTCTGGACAATTTTCAAATAATTCATAATCAAAATCATGTGATGGTTCATCAAGAGTTGGACAATCTTGTGATATAAATCCAAAATTAGAATCTTTTACAGTTGACATTTTAAATCCATCAAACAGAACATACTCTGCCATTGGTATTGTCTGATGATCTAATGGTGGTATAACCCAATCATAATTATGTTTAGAAGCAAGACCTCTCAATGCAGCATATTGGAACATTTGATTTCCAAGTCTACCATTAATACCTAATCTATTATATCCAATCATAAATTAATAACATTAAGAACTCTAATGATCTGTTTTTTAGATCCTATAGTTATCCTAACACAATCATCTAAGTTTGTAAACGAACTTCTATCACGTATTAATATTTTATTTTCTTTCATTTTATCCAATACTTCTTTCGCATTAGGCGTTTTTAATAAAACAAAATTAGTATAACTATCTACTGCATAATATTGATGAGGTAAATTATCTACAAAAAAATTCTTTGCGTCATTCATCTCATCAATACGAGAATCAAGATAATCCAAATCATCTAATGCCGCAATGCCACATAATTGTGCTAATGCATTAACTGCTTTACCATTTCTAATCTTTTTAAGATGAGATAATGTATCTGGATGTCCCATACAATATCCCAATCTTATAGATGCTAATCCAAATGCTTTAGAAAATGTTCTAGTAACTATTAAATTTTTATGAGAGATAACTAAATGGCATGATGATTGTTTAGCAAACTCATAATAAGCCTCATCAATGATAAACAATACATCTGGATGTGACTTAACAAGTTCTTCTATCTTATCCACTTCTAATAACTTTCCTGTAGGGTTATTAGGATTTACAAGGTAAACAACATCAGCATCATTACAAAGATTAAAATTATAAACATGCTCTCCTAATGGATCTAATATATTAGCCTTAATATACTTATCAGTATTTGTAGTAATAAAAGTATTTACCTGCGTATAAGATGGTTGGTATGATAATACTCTTGTATCTTTATCAACAAATACAGTTATAATATCTTTCAATGCATCATCAGAACCATTATATACTTCAACAAATTCTTCTGGCAATGAAACATATTCAGAAAGTTTAACCTTTAATTCCTTTGCAGTAATATCAGGATATCTTTCATATCGATAGAAAGATTTCATTACCTCAAATACTTTATTGGTAGGAGGAAACTCAGATTCATTCCAATCAAAACATTCCCAATCAGATGATAGATCAGAACGACCACCAACATTATAGGTTTGAAGATTGTTTATACTTTCTCTTACTTTAATGGACATCTCGGATTCAAAGCAACAGTTCCCCAATAATCAATAAGACCTTTACCAGATATATCTAATGAAGAGAACTTACTGTCTGGATGCATAATAGCAACTATATCAGATTTATCAACACAATCTTGTGGCGACTTACATTCTACAATATTACCTCTAAGACCATTTAAATTGTCAAATGTTTCTTCAAGTTCATCATATGCAAATACTTCTATATCATTTTCTACAAGATCAGATATTAACCTAGCAGAAGGAGATCCAATAACAACTGGAGAATTTGGTTTGAAAGATACACCAACCACACCAACTCTCTTATGCTTTATACATTTGTTTAAAATACTTTGATATAAATTTTCATTTACTTCATCTGCAAACTTAAGATGTTTTGCTTCATATTTTCTATCAGATGCAAATTTAATAAAAGCAGCAGTATCTCTAGGAAAACAAGTACCACCATAAGGAGTTCCAAATTTAAAGAAATAAGGAGATATTCTTTTATCTAATCCAATAGCATCAGTAATCTTATGCACATCAACATTATGCATATTATCACAAAGTTGTCCCAAGAAATTAACAAAAGCAATCTTATTCACAATAAAAGCATTAAGAGATACTTTAGCAACCTCTGCTTCTTCTAATGTAAGAATCTTTAATGTTGGTTCATTTTCATGAAATTCTTTCCATATCGATTCTGTCATATCAATATCTTTTTTATTATTAGCACCAATTAAAAAGAATTCAGGATTCTTAAAATCATATATTACATTACCCAATCTAACAAAGTCGGGAACATATGAAAATCCAAAACCCTTTCCATATTTTCTATCAGATATTTTTTCAACTAAATGTATTAAATTTTTAATAGATCCAGGTAATACTGTAGATGATAATACTATAAGATGATAATCCTTATCACTCCTTTTTAAATTTACTGCTAGATCAGTTAATGCAGATTCAACAAACTCTGATGAATATCCACTATCACCTAATTGAGTATTAACCAGAATAATAGATGCATCAGTTTCTCTAAGTGCCTTACTGTAAGAATCAGTAAATCCAATTAAATTCCTATGAGGAAAAATATCTGTTAATCCTGGTTCATAAAAGGGAAGTTCTTTATTATTTAATTTATCAAGAACGTATTCATTCTTATCAACACCCAAGATCTTATTTCCTGACTGTGCTAAACAACAAGCAAGAGGTAATCCTAATTTACCTAATCCAATAAAACTTACATTCATGATACTATACTGTATAAAAAGTGTACTTTAAAAACAACTCTTCACCCTTTTTTATTTCCTTAATAGTTTTCATATAATAAATTTTACCCCAATCTTGTTTTTTAGAATACTTAATACAATTAGGTTCATCACTATGATTAACAAAACCACCTATAGGGGTTCTCATTATATCTTCGTCTACAACTACATGAGATACACCTAACTCTAAATCGGCAGGAATATTTTCCTTAGCAAAGATACCTTGTCCTGCAACAGGACTATCTTTAATATGCAAACTACTTGGTAAAGCTTGATACATTAAACTTGATTAATAATACTTCTAATCTTTTGCGATTTGGGATCTCTTTGAATTTCATCTACCATATTGATGGTAAAATTCATATCACCTAATCTAGATCTTAATCCATCTATTATATCATTTTCTATATCATTTGTAAACGATTCATTTTGAACGTAATTAAAAGTTATATCACTATCAGTCTTTTGAATAATCTGAAACATTTTTATTGCTGGCATCTTTTTATCAATCCAACTATAAAAATTAACTCCTGGCAATCTAGATCCATCTTTAGAAATAAGAATATCACTACTTCGACCATTAACTTCTTTAACTACACCATCTTTAATAACAAAAGTATCTTCAGTCTTATATCTGATAAATGGCATATAGTAATTTATAAAACCAGTAGATATTAAACCATAAGTACCATCCTCATTATCATAGAATTCATCAACACCATATTCTAAATTTTGTTTCATATCTCTTGAGGATTCAACTTGATTCATAAATGAAACCTTTTCCATCTGTCCATAATGACCGCAAGGAGTTATATTAAATACATCTTCAATCTTATCATACCATTGATTTAATAATACTTCTGAAGTAGTATGAATTTTTTCAATAGTTTTTAATTTAAGATTATTCTCCTCACATAAACATGCAAAAATATAAGCTGCAGAAGGATATGTACACATTGTTTGATAATTACCTTCATTTATCTTCTTAACATATTCACCTATAGTCTTATCATTAAGATGATATGCAGACATATACAATCTCTTCAATTCAGAATCATAATACCATAAAGAAGAATTACTATCTTTTGGAACATATCTTCTCAACCATACACTAGGAGTATCATACATCTTTGCCCCCTGCTGGATATATGCTCTCATATTAAAAGCTGCTTCCCTTTTCAAGCAATTATCATCAACATAAAATTTAAGTTTATCTCCTGTAGATCCACTTGTTGTAATTGGATAACCTTTTTTAGATCTAAGATTATCAGCAATCAACATTGAAGGATTCCTCATAATCTTTTCTTTAGTAAGAACTGGAAATTGTTTTAAATCTTCAATTGATTTAAAATCTAAAGGATGCCATCCTTTACTAATGAATATATCCCTATAATAAGGAACATTATTATAACAATGAGTTAAAAGTTTTCTTAATTCTTCTTTCTGATATTCCTTAAGTTTATCATCATCCCAATATTGAGACTCTAATAAAAAATCAAGAGTCTTACCATAAATCTTTCCATACCTATATCGAAATGGAACAAATTTATAATAAAGACTCTTAATAAAATTAGGAGATTTTTTAATAATTTTATTTACCGATCCCATTAAAAAAATCCTCACTATTAATACCTTTATCATCGATAAAGTAATCTGCACCGAATTTTACACCAGTTCTCAATGAGGTAAATTTCAATCCCCATGATCTAAGTTGATTGAATGTATCCTCATAATGATTTATCTTTGATCCACATCCTCTTGCAGTCTCTATTATAATAGTATGACCCTCCGACCATAATTTATTAACGACTTCTATTCTTTCCTTATAAGGAGTAGATTCATAATATTCCCAACTTCCCTTTCCACTCTCATCATAACTTCTCTTAGTATCGCATAAAGTATGATCCAAATCAAAAACATAAATCATTTAATTCTCCTCAAAAGATAATATAGACTCATCAAAATTTCCATCATAATCAGAATATATAACATTCTCTGGAATTTTATGATGAAAAGTATCTCTTGCAATAGATAATCCATCGCCATATATTGCAGAAATATAACTAAAAGAACTATTAGAAAGAACTTTTACATCAGAATGAATAAGATGATATAAAGAAATTAAAGGATGCTCATCAATATGAAACTTAATTGGTAATCCTAATTTAGTAAAAGATTCAAATTGAGATAAATCACCAGGCGTTTGTGATCTAGAATAGATATGATATTCCTTATCTACAAAAAGACTTTTATTCCTTTCATTAAATATTCTATCAAATTTTTGAAGTAGATTTAAATAATACTGTTCTTTTTTATTACCTTGAACAAATTGTTCTCTAGATTCACTTCTATCATTATCCCTACCTTCAATAAAATTAGTAATATGCAATGATATATTTAATTTATTATCATCAAAATATTTTTTAGATTCATCAATAGTTACCCGATCTGATAATTCAGAAATTATTGATCCCCATTTATTTGCATTTGCATCTGCAAATTTCATTAAATCTAAATTCTTAAGTTCTACATAAATTTCATCATCACTTTTTTTATTCTCTTCTACAAACCTAATGAAGTCATCAGTAATATGTTCAAATACAATTGCATCTGTAGGAGGATTTATTTGATTTGGAAAATTAAAAAAGTTAGTTACATCATTACAAAAATTTTCTTGAGTATCATACTCTTGATAATGTTGTAGATTTTTAAACTTAGTACTAACATAATTAATACCAAACAATTTAGATAAAGTATAAGTATGGATTTGGCATTGTGCTATTGCACCAATTCCTTCAGTTTGATTACCATCCGCATTAGTAAATAAATGAATCATTTTAAGCTCCCCAAAAATCACCTTGTATTAGTTCATAACTATTATCTGTATTCATAGAAAGTGCTCCCAAAAACATATTACTACAGGTTCCAAGAATATGATTAGTTTTACTAGTAAGGATTACATCTAAAAGACAATCCTCTACTTCTTTTTTATATTCTTTATCAGTTAATTCATAAGCATCTTTACCAACTCCTTTCCAATCATTAAAATCTTCAAATCTTTTTCTTTCAGTAAAAATACAATCATCACCAAACTCTTTTAAAAACGCATCAATATATGGTTGGTTTTGAGTGGTAACAAGAACAGTATCATAATCATCCATTCTATTTCTCACACTTTTTATAGCACCTTTAATAAAATCATCAGCATCTGATTCAGTAGCTACTTGTCCTGTTTTAGGATTTACATAATGATAAATTGTTCTAAGCATTATAGAAATAACTTTCTTATCTTTAATAAGTTTTTCCTCATCATCTACAAGTTTACCAAATTTCTTAGTATAAGATAACTTATCCCATTGCCTATTAAAAACTTCTCTTATAAATTTAAGATGATCAGTATCTTGATATGCAATAGGCATTCCACCTTTACCACTATACTTAAGCAAGTATGAAGGATAAGATTCAAAACATTTATGAAATAAATCAGGATAATGTTCTAGAAAAATAAAATCATCTGGATAGTTTTTCTTTATAACTTCAGACTTAAAAATATCATTTAAAATATTTTTATCTAAAATTTCTTTATCAAATTGACTTGATCTAATATATGGATTTTCAACTGTAGTTAAAGCATTGTTCCAATCATGAGTCTTATTAACAACATGAAGAAAAATATTTAGATCATTTTCTTCAGCAACAGACATCCAACTAAAGAAATTAAGAAATGCACTAAAGACTCCACATGCATTTCCAACAACAACGTTATTACTCATATCATTTAATAAATTATTTACAAAATAATCCAATTAGGATAATAAAGATCTTTGGTATCTTTATCTTTGTAGTCTGGACCAAACCACATTTTAGGTGCAATTACTTTTTTGCTAGGGTTAGTTTGCAACCAAGCACCCCACCAACTCATAGAACTATTTGCAATTATAGCATGAGAACATAAAGACATCAAGCATAGATCTGTATAAGGAGTAAAAGATCCATCAGCATATTTATCATCAGGTTCAGAATGTAGAAACCTATCACCAGAAAAGAATTCCTGTTCCTTTACCCAATCAATAGAATCAGAGAACACAATTACTGGTTGATCTTCAGGGAACTCAGCAAGAGCCTTTTGATAATATTCAATTGGTTGTGGTGGATGTTGAGAAGAGCATTGTGTATATGACCATTTAAATCCACGTGGATCTGTAAGATTAGGATCTCCTCTTCTAACATGAAGCATGATAGGTTCTTCTACAGACTCTACCATCTCTTTACAAGGATTTAAGATATCATCATGGAAAGTAAAATCTTTTCTAACCTCATCCTCAAAATTAGCAAAGTATCTCCAAGACTGAAAGAAACCATAGAGACTTGTATTATCAGGACAAGTTGAAAACAAATCATTATTATAATGAAATGTTTGTTCTAATGAATAATTTTCATTGCTTATAAATCCAGTCTTTATATGATCTAATTTAAAACATTGATGCAAACTATAATTCTCAATACCTTGATGATCTGCAGGTGGAATACAAACTTCATATTCATGCTCTGCTGCTATTCCTCTAAGAGCAGCAAACTCAAACATTTGATTTCCTAATCTTCCAAGATTACCAATATGATCAAACCCAATCATTTTTCATCTCCTCAAATACTTTAGCAATCCCCTGATCTATAGTAGTCTTAGGAGTCCACCATCCTGTAATGTAAGTATCTGCTTCATTCCTCTTATCCATCTGCACACTATCCTTTGCAATACCTGATTTGATCTTTACATCATACTTACCAATAATATTAAATTGCCCCTGAATAATATCAGCAATATCATTGATAGATGTAGCATTGAAGGATGTAATATGTAAAGGATCAGTAGGTTTGAAATCATCATAACAATCCATGACTGTCTCTAATGCTTCACAACAATCCTCTGCGTATAAGAACTGTCTTTGTTCTGTACCATCAGTCAACATCTCAAACTCAGTCTCTTCAAATCCTCTACGGATAAAGTCAGTAATCACATGAGCTTTCTCCATGTCCTTCTCTATACCATAAACATTCCAGAACTTAACAGTTAATCCTTTAAGGTTTTGAGTATACAGTTCACCCACTCTCTTCAATACACCGTAAGGAGAATGACTCATATTACTCATCTGAGATGATGCAAACACAAATGGTTTCTTATACTTCTCTATAAGTCCAAAAACATTTACCATGATACTTGCATTATTATGCACAAAATCAAAGGTATGCTGATACTTTTTAAGATACCTAGAACCACCAACATCAAATGCAAGAAAGAAAATAAAGTCTGCAACCATTACATTCCTATGTAATTCCACATTAGGAATCTGTGTTAAGTCTTGATGCTCACCATTAGTAATATCAAATTCCCTAACATCATAATCTTTTGCTTTAAGATATTCAGTAAGGTAAGCACCTATCTGCCCACCAGAACCTAAGATAAGAACTCTCTTCTTACCTTCATATTTTACTGTTTCTGCAATCATGACTTATTAATTTGCTCCTGAATCCATGCATATGTTTCTGTTATACCTTCTTCAAGTGTCTTAGAATAATTCCAATCAAGTTTTTCTCTTATAAGATCATTGTTTGAATTACGCCCACGAACACCAAGAGGTCCATCTATATGATTCTTTTCAATAGTCTTACCAGCAACCTTAGCAGCAGTATCTACTAACTGATTGATTGAAACCATCTCTTCCGAACCAATATTAACTGGTCCCATGAAGTTTGAATCCATTAATCTTCTAGTTGCTTCGATGCATTCATCAATGAACAAGAAGGAACGAGTCTGTAAGCCGTCTCCCCACACATCGATAGATCCACTTTGCTCCTTGACGAGAGCAACCTTGCGGCAGATTGCAGCTGGAGCCTTCTCTCTTCCACCGTCCCAAGTTCCTTCGGGACCAAAG